CGACCTAAAGTGTGGGTTCCACCATCTTCTCTAGATGCACCCCCTGCACCTGATGGATTCAGGTATAGATGGATAAGAGCAGAAAGCGTTGGCTTTCAAGATACTAAAAACATAACTGGAAGAATAAGAGAAGGTTATGAATTAGTGAGATCTGAAGAAGTCGAAAATGCATCTGATTATCCAGTCCTCGATGAGGGCAAATACAAGGGAGTGATTGGGGTAGGCGGCCTTTTACTTGCAAAGGTACCAACAGAAATCGCACGACAACGTCAAGAGTATATGTCTAATAAACATAAACAAAGAGACGAAGCAGTAAACAACGATCTTTTGAAGGAGCAGGATAGTAGAATGCCAATCAATATTGAAAGGCAATCTCGTGTAACCTTCGGTGGTACGAAAAAGTAATTTTTTAAATCACTGAATTTAATAAACAGTACTGGAGGCCCTTAGGGGCAGGTACATAAGGAGAAACAACTATGGCAAATAGAAACACACAAGGTTTTGGTTTGATTGCTGCAGGTGCGCTTGGACAAACTCCAGCCACTTCTGGTCAAGGCAAATACAAAATCGATGCGGGTTATGCAACTACACTATATCATGGTGCAGCTGTTGCTTCTGCTGCTGGTTACGTTGTTGATGGACAAACAACTGATGCACCTATTTTAGGTGTGTTAAATGGAATATTCTACAACGCGGCTTCAACTTTAAAGCCGACGTTTTCGAATCATTACGTCCAAGTAACACCAGCTAACTCAGAAGATATCGATGCATTTGTATTCGATAACCCAACACAACAATATGTAGTATCAACTGATGATGCAGTAGCACAAGCAGGATACCTAGAAACGTATGACATGAACACAACAGCTGGTAGTACAACTACTGGTCAGTCTTCAGCTACACTAGATATCGCAGACACAAGTGCTGATGGAGCATCATGGAGATTACTTCGATCTGCTGAAGATCCTGAAAACGATGAAAATGCGGCTTTCAGATCTGTAGTAGTAGTTGCTAATCTAATTGAGCTACAATCGTAAAGCTAGAATAGGAGAACAATAATGGCAATATCACGATCACAACTAGTTAAAGAACTAGAGCCAGGTTTGAACGCACTGTTCGGCTTGGAATACAAACGTTATGAAAATCAGCATGCTGAGATTTATAACGAGGAATCATCTGACAGAGCTTTTGAAGAAGAAGTTATGTTATCTGGTTTCGCAAACGCACAAGTAAAAGGTGAAGGTTCTGGGGTTTCATTTGATGAAGCACAAGAAACTTTCACAGCTCGTTACACTCACGAGACTGTAGCTTTAGCGTTCGCAATCACTGAAGAAGCGATTGAGGACAACTTGTATGATAGACTTGCGTCTAGATATACAAAAGCTTTAGCTAGATCTATGAGTAATGCTAAACAAGTAAAATCAGTAGAACCACTGATTCAAGGTTTACCAACAACAAATAACTTTGATTCAGGTGACGGTGTATCTTTATTTAATACATCACACCCAACAGTGGCTGGTACTTTTTCTAACACTTTAGCAACTCAAGCTGACTTAAACGAAACTTCATTAGAACAGTCGATGATTGACATCGCGGCTATGACTGATGAAAGAGGTTTAAGAATTGCTGCTAGAGGAGTAAAAATGATTATTCCTTCTGAGCTACAATTCACAGCTGAAAGATTGATGAAGTCTCAAGGTAGAACTGGAACAGCTGACAACGATATCAATGCAATCGTATCTATGGGTATGGTTCCTCAAGGTTATAGAGTGAACAATTACCTAACAGACTCAGATGCATTTTATATCTTAACGGACATTCCTAATGGAATGAAAATGTTCAATAGAGCACCATTGACAACTGCAATGGAAGGCGATTTTGATACTGGAAACGTTAGATATAAAGCTAGAGAAAGATACTCTTTTGGAGTTTCTGACCCTAGAGGTATCTTCGGCGTTGAAGGTGCGTAATCAATAATTTTTTGTGGCGGGACATAGTCTCGCCACAATTCACAAATAGAAAGAAAAAACCATGAAACAATTCACAGTAAAAATATGGGCATACGATCATTACGCAAAATTTAATGTTTTGTCGGAAGATAATGCTATTGCTCTTGAACAATCAATCCTTGACAAGTTGGGAGAAAAGAGTATAAACTGGGAATATCTCGGAAACAACTATAATAACGAGATAAATCGAATAACTTATGAGGAGGTTATTGATGATACAAGACCTATACAAAGCAAAAAGGTCCTTGGAGTTGAAGTGGGAACAGGAGCATCTAGATAATAATAGATATACTCTTGAAATGGTCAGAATTGATGACAAAGTTAAAGAAGTCATTACTAAGATCAAGCTTGAAGAAGCTAGAATTGCTCACTTACAGAATTCTGTTGAAGGTTCTGCTCCACAAGTTTCTGTAGCTACTTAATACAAAAGCTACACTGCTGAAATTGCATAAATACCTTAGGATCTCTTGCACTCTACTAAAAACTAATATATAAATAACTCACTATACATTTAATAAATGATGAATGCTGACGCGTATAGTCGACAACCCTAGGGACAGTATTCAGATATCTAGGAGGATATTAATATGGCACAAACTACATTTTCGGGACCGATAAAAGCGGGAACGATTTCAAACACTACAGGTACAACTATTGGTACTAACATCGCGAATGTTGGACAAGTTGTAATGTCTCAAACTTTTGCAGCTGATTTATCAGGCGGAGCAATTGCAGCAGCGGTACAAAACGTTGTAATTCCTGCAAATTCACAAATCATTGATATTGTGATTGATCAAATCACAGCAGCTAACACTACTACTAACTATAGTATTGGTGATGTAGCTGGTGGGGCAGCAACACTTTTGAACACTTATGCAAGTGGAACAGACGCTGGTAGAAAATACCCAACAACTCAAGCAGGTGGAGCATTAGCTTGGGAAGATGTTGGAACAACTGACATCAGATTAACTTTCACAAGTTCAGCAGCAACAAATGCTGGTGAAGTTAGATTTACTATTTTGTATTCACAAAATAATAATCTAGCATAATAAATAATTAGTGTGGGGCTACGGCCCCACATAAAATTAATTTTAAGGAGAAACAAATATGAGTTCAGATCAGAAATTTACAACACTTACAGCTGATGGACAGGTTAAAACTGCTTCAGGAGGATCTACTAATATTGGTCCTGCTAGAGTTACATACATTCAAGGTACTGGTATTACAAATATAAAACTTTATGATGCAGCAACTGCATCTGGAAGTATAGTTTTTGAAGCTACTTTTGGAGATGAAGGATTAGATATCTATGTACCAGGAAATGGTATTAGATTTGAAACTACTATCTATGCAGATGTAACTGGAACAGGATCTATTACACTTGGATATACTGGCTAGGAGGCTAAATGGCTAACACAACCTCGGGCACAACTACTTTTGATAAAACTTTTTCTATTGATGAAATAATAGAAGAAGCTTATGAACGTATTGGATTAAATTCAGTAGCTGGTTATCAAATGAAATCAGCAAGAAGATCTCTTAATATTCTTTTTCAAGAATGGGGTAATAGAGGTATTCATTACTGGGAAATAGCTAGTACAAGTTTAGATTTAGTTCAAGGACAATCTGAATATAAATTTTTTAGATCAACTGCAGATGGTACAAGTGCTACTTCAAATCCAAATGGTATTTATGGAATGTCCGATATCCTTGAAGCACAATTAAGAAATAATAGAGCTGCAACAAATCAATCAGATAGTCCAATGACTAAAGTTGATAGATCAACTTATGCAGCTTTTTCAAATAAACTTTCACAAGGAACTCCTAATCAATATTGGGTTCAAAGATTTATTGATCACATTAGTATTAGTATTTATCCTACACCTGATTCAACAAATGCATCTAAAGATGTGCATTTTTATTATATAAAAAGAATACAAGATGTAGGAGATTATACAAATGCAGGAGATATACCTTTTAGATTTATACCTTGTATGACTTCAGGTTTAGCTTTTTATCTTGCACAAAAATATCAACCACAATTAGTCCAACAAATGAAATTATATTATGAAGACGAATTAGCTAGAGCATTAGCAGAAGATGGTTCAGCTTCTAGTACATTTATTACACCAAAAGCTTATTACCCAGGAACTTAATGTCTAAATACGCAACAGGAAAACATTCAAAAGCTATTTCAGATAGATCAGGTATGGAGTTTCCATACAGAGAAATGGTAAAAGAATGGAATGGTTCTTTTGTTCATTACACAGAATATGAACCTAAACAACCACAACTTGAACCAAAACCAATTGGTGGTGATGGGATTGCATTATTAAATGTTAGACCAGATAGAACTGAATTTCCAACTCCTGATTTTTTACCTAATAATCCTTTTTCTATAACAAACGGAAATAAAATAATGACTGTAAGTTTTCCTGATTACTCTACAGAAGCTCAAGGAGGAGAATTAAATTATGTAAGATTTCAAGGTGTTAAAAGTGCTGTTGGTGCTAGATCAATAGAACAAATAGAATTATCTTCAACACTTAATGCAGATATTTCTGCTGCAGCTACTTCAATTACTTTATCTGCTGGAGATGGTTCTTTTTACTTACCATCAAATAGCTATGTAGTAATTGAAAAAGTAAATAGTGAAACAGGTAGATATGAAAATGAAGTTGTTTTTTATCAAACTTCAACTATTCATATAGATACAGGTATAGTAACTTTAAGTAATTGCGTTCGTGGAACTTCTGCAACTTTTAGAGGAGAAAGTTTTCCTAATACTACAGCAAGTTCTCATTTAGCAGGTGCTAAAGTTTTTGGTTGCCGTCTTGCTTCTATAGATCCAGATACTGTTGTAACAGGTGCTCAACCAGCTACTATAGAACAGTATAATAGATTTACTATTACTTTTGATTCAAATTCAACGTCAACAGCAACAGGTGGTGGTTTACAGTGTACAGTTGGCCCAGTAAATGATAGAGCTTAATTATGATAAATAAAATTTGGAATTGGATAAAACAAGCTGTTAGACCTCATAGACAAAAAGATGAGCATCTTGAGTTTTATGAAGAAACTCCAAAACAAAAAAAGATGCGTTTAAAATATAAAAAGGATTTTAAGTAATGGCTGGTATAAGTTACACAACTTTAGTTACACAAATAAGAAACTATACTGAAACAGATT